AGCCGCTAGAACGGTCGCTATGCCACTTATTGACCCCGCACCTAACCTTACCCTTGTCCCGTCACCCGAGACCGTTGCAAGCCCCGTTATTGAAGCACTCGAAACATAGGTGACTTGTGAATCAGATGAAGAACTAGCGGTGCTGTTTACCGATGAACTAGAGTTCCTTACACGAATGTAAGTAATCTGTGTTTGTGCGGTACTGCTGACAGACGATGCCCCCACCAATATTGCTATAGGGCTTGCGCTGACTGACCCTGCACCCGATGCGGATGCCGCCGCTTCTAAGATGCAAACATTCGCATCTGTCCAAACGGTTGAATCAAGCGAGAAGGCTAGACTATCAATGCTCCCGAATAGGTCTAGCTGTTCAAGCGTGAATGGGCCACAAACATCCGCCATTACGCAAAGGTGACAGTCAGAGAACCACTAGCGATCTTGAACACATCGCCCGTGTCGATTGTCTTGGAAGTGGTCAAAGCACCATGTACCAACAGATTGCCAGTAGTGAGAGCATCAAAAATCCCAAAGTGGGTGATGGTTCCCCATGAGCCACCAGCTTGCGGGAAATTGATATCTGCACTAGTGCTAGAAGCACCATTAGAGGGAGCAGCAAAAGTAGCAGACTGACGAGCATAACTCGTACCACTGCACTCAGTACCACTGCCAGCATCAGTAGGGTCGCTCGTAAACAGAGCAACATAAACAGTAGAAGGTGCTGTATATCCGGTGGCCCGTAAGACTTCATTGATAAGAGCATTCTCTAAGTAGTTCGACATTGCAGCCATTTTTTACCTCTTTGATAAAGTCATTGCGAGTGGTACACCCGAGTATTGAGCCGTCTCGTCTGAGCGAGTCAATGTGTCGATTGCCCTTTGATACATGGTCGCCCATGTCTGAATTCTTGCATCGTTCATGATGTACGGTTCTGCCTCTAAGAGAGCAGCGTACAGCAAAGCATCCGGCGCATTAGCCATAAACGCATTGCTTGAATTTCCGCTTGATAGGAATGTCGGAGCAGAGTAATACAGCAATTGAAGCGTGTACACATTGTCCGGCATTGGGGCTAACTGAAACTCAGTCGCCAAAATTGTGTAGTTCAACGGTTTACCGCGAACATGAGAATCAGTGTTGCGAATGAACACCGATGGAGACAAGAAACTAAGCGGTTGCGGAGGGTTCCCCGTTACATAGAAGTCTCTAGCTTCAAGAAAGTCTGAGGGTATCTCTACCGTACCGTCACCACTCGTTGTCGTAGTGGTCACAGATTTGAGCATTTGCCGAATCCGCAATTCTCTGCGGAGTCTCAGTTCTGCAAACCGAATGAAGTCGGGAATCTGATCTGTTAGGTCACTACGGGCCAAATAGTTGGCAACCGCTGTACTCAGTTCAGAGAATGTAGCAATGCTCATACGCGCCCCGGTCGTGTTCTAAAAAATCGGTTATCCGGACTGTTAAGCCATACCTTGAATTGCTTTTCATCAACCACAGCAAAGCCCCGCATGATGCCTTTTGCATTTAGGTCATCAATCACCGTTAATGGGATTGAAGCTACCTTGTTGCCAAACATATCATCCGACCATTTTGCTCGTTCATCATAGGAATTGAATTCCTTGAGATTTTGCTCAATGTTCGCTGTTACATCTTGGCGTGTCTCAATAACGATGCCGCCATCGCCATCGGCGTGAGCAACAGATTTACGAAACTCGATCATAGAAAAACCCCCATGCGGTTAAACATGGGGGCATTCACTCTTAGGGAGTCAAGTCAGCAATGATGCCGTGTGCAGCTTCGTTGTTCACTTGCAAGGTGTATTCCACCAGCAACTGAGTGACTTCCGCATCACCCGTCTTAGCCAACTCGTTGGTTTGGAAGGGGCGCAGATAGGCAACAGAGGCCATGTCGGTATCCAACACAAAGGCAGCTTCATCGCAAGTGTTGGTAGAGGTCATGAAACGATTGGGAACGACAGAGATCGTGCCGAAATCGCTCAAGTACACATCTGCCGCACCGATGATGGTCGTAGGAGCATCAGCAGGAGCCATGAAACGCTGTGCAGCGATACCCGTGAAGGCAGAGACCAACTGCTTGTGAGCAGGGTTGACCATCAACACTTTGGGATTGCCACCGGAGGCATACACCTCTTTGACCACAGTTTTCAGAGTGGCTTCGTCAAAGGTGCGGTTAGTGCCGTTGGTACGAGTGGTCGTGCCGCTTGCGCCAGCAACACCGTAAGTGCCGAAGTCACCGTTGGTTGCCAGCCATGTTTGCAAACCGCCCAACTTACGAGCAGTGCTAGAGTTACCGTTCGTGCTTGCTTGGTTTGACAACAGAGTGGTTTCCATGTCGCGCTTGATTTCTGCACTTGCTTTCGCTAATTGATAACTTTTCTCAGATTTGCGTCCTGCTTTGTCCACAGCTTCCAAAGTGCCGGAGATTTTCACGGTCTTTTGGCTGATCTGAGTTTTGTTGCCCACGCGAGTGGTCACGCCAATGGTTGCGTCAGAAGCGGTATCGCCTTCAACTGCTGCATTGGTCAAGACGGCAGATGCGAGAGCATCGGTTTGCCATTCGTGATTGGTAGCGGTTGCTTTGCCCTTACCGATGGACGACATGAAAGGCGTGTCGGTGGGGGAGATTGAATAGATCACATCGGACAAATCTTCGCGTTGACCGATGGAGGTATAGGTTTGGTAGGTTGCCATGATTGAATCCTTAAATTAAACGAACCGTTCAAACGCACTTGCGGCATCTCGGATTTTTCCGGTCTTACGCAATTGCGCTACTGCTTTTTTGTGCTGTTCTTGATTGTCTCTCGGCGCAGATACTCCGCTTTTCATCATTCGGGGTGCTTCTTGTACCTTCTTAGATACTTCCGGCTTTCCCTTTTGCAAAGCAGCGTAACGCATACCGTGATACAAACTCAATACAGCACGAGAATCATAGACATTGGCTAACTCTTGGTCAGTCCACCCTATCGACTTGGCGTAGTCCCGAATATCCTTGCGGATTTGGTCGCCAGCCTTTGGGTCTGCGTAGCCGGGTATCGAACTAGAAAGTTTTTGGCTTTCTTGAGCAATATGGCTTTGAAGTTTTTCAGAATGTTCCGCTTGTTGCTGTTGAGCAATGCGTTGCTGTTCTGCCTTCAAGACCGCAAGTTGTTCCTTGCGTTGCTGTTGTTCTGCTACCTTAACCGCATACCCGATTGGGTCACTTTCCTTTAGAGCATCCAAGTTCTCACCCTTCGTTTGCTGACTTAGGAATTGTTCCATCATCTGCAAGCGTTGAGCATACTGATCTCTTACCTTGTTTGCTTCGTCAATCTTCGACCGTTCTGCTTCCACAGCGCGGCGTTGTTCACTAAGCGTTTGGGTTTTCTTTGTGTAGTCGGCCCCAAGTTGATAGCCCTCAATAAGTTGATCGAGAGTTACTTCGCGTTCTTCTCCAGCCGCTTTGACTCGAAAAGTGCTCGCTTGCTCTGTTTCAACTTCTTCAGAATCCACCAACTCGGAATCAACGCCTTCATCATTCTCTGAATCTGCACTCTGTTCGACTTGGCCTTCGGCGTTCGGTTCAGAGTCCATTAACCCAAAGAATGCGGAAGCAGCTTGTTCCACATTCAGCGATTCACTTCCTTGCGGAGCCGTGTTATCACTCATTTCTAACCCATTTTGTCAACACTTACCGAGTGCCACGGTGTAGTCAACGACTACAAAATCTTCCACCGCTTTTTCACAATTTGCCCTGTGGCAGCGATTGATTCAAAGTGGCCTTTAATTGATTGTAAAGCATGAATTTTTAAATATGCAAGTTCTCGCGCTTCAATATCTTCCGGCGCAGAGTTAACTATATTCAGCAATTCAGATTGCTTTAATGCTTCCATTTCTTCTAAGAAGAATTCATCGGAGAGCAGATTTTTGGCAAGTTCAAACTTTTCCATTTTGGATACTCGATATGAAGTCTGACATTGATACTTGCGGGATATTGGCGAATTGGTTGCCTTGCAGTCCAGCCCATTGAGTGCCGCCTAACAGATTGTCAGTGGTAAACAGTGAGTTAAGGTCTAGCGGTGATTGCCATGTCTTTGTGTACTCGGGTCGTGCCCATCCGGATATATCAGATGGAACATATGGGTTACCCGTTATGGTTGTATCTGTAGTCCCGCTAGATGTTGCATCTGTTACTACCTTTGCCGCTTGATCTGCCAAGGCAAGTGTTACAGCAAGTTTTATCATTCCTTCAACTTGTGCTTTTGTCAAAGGTGTATCAGTCGATTCATCTGTTTTTGTAGATGTATCAATTGTGCTTGTTGACAGTGGCAAAGTCGTATTGATGAACGAATTGGGGTCTCCGAGAATCACATCTCCCGTTCTTGTGAGACCTTCTTCGCTCAATACGCCACCATCAACTTTAACGGTGAGTCCTTGCCCACCGCCCATCGTGTCTAAATTAGGGCTTGTTGGCAGCTTTAAGCCCTCACCACCCGTTAAGACATTCAATTTGTAATCTACGGGTTCTGTGCCCGTTACCAATGTGTCCGGCATTGTGGCTTTGATGCCCTCAGTCGTGCCGCCAAGCGTATAGCCACCCGTCAGCGTGTTTAGTGCTGTGTCTATTTGATCTGCCGTTAGAGTGCCCGTTTGTAGGCTTGTGTCTAAGTTTTCAAGCACGATGTTTTTCACCACATCGTCAACAGTCACTGACTTTGCTGCTGGAGCCAATGAGTAATCAATCGGTGTGTCACCGACTATGGTCGTAGGTAATGTGGCTTTGATGCCTTCTACCGTTCCTGCCGGAAGCGTAGTTATGTCTGAAAGCGTTGCATTAACTAGATTCGGATTTGTCTCCGGAAATGCCGCTATTACATCTGCGCTTGTCGGTGGAGTAGTTACATTCAAATAGTCGGGAGTGGATAGATTCTCAAGATAATCAGTCGCTTGTGCTTGTGAGACTGTATCCGCTGCGGTTGATATGCCCGTTTGAATAAGTGCCGCCTTTGCCGCTGTCTCGGGGTCGTTACCTGCAACAATGTTTGCCGCTGTGCTTGTAACAAAGTTCTTCACCGTGCCGGGGTCAGCCACCAAATAATCGCCAACTTTTGCGCCAACATAACCCGCCGCCCCACCCACTATAGCACCCTTTAAAGCCTCCTCTGCCGACTTTCCTTGAGCAACTTGTATGGCAGCGTTTGCCAAGCCCGAGCCAATTGCTGTAGCAGTGCCTACAGTAGTGCCAACAGGAAGCAGTCCTGCCGCCAACAGTTGTCCACCAATAGCAGAGCCAATCCCCGGCAGCATTGCGCCGAGTGCCAATGTTGTAATCATTGGGCCAAGATTTCCCTCTCTGCTTCTTTTTTGGCCTTGTTCAATCTTTGATATGTTTTCTTGCCATAAATTACTTATGTCACTTATTGGCACATTGTTTTGTTGCAAGTATTTAACTTGATTTGTTGCCAAGTCAGAATTGCCACTGACCATTGACTCAAGCAAATTTGACTTTACAAAGCCAACGGGATTGGTTGAAGCATCATTTAGAGCCTTGTCCATGATTGCTACACCAGTAGACCCTAGTGATGCCTTATTTCCATCTTCTTCACTTAAATAAGATGCTTCATTTACAAGGCTAAATCCTCTAGCAAACTCTGCTTCAAGGCCCGGTATAGCTTTTAACTCATTCCATTTTGCTGCGTAAGTTGGATAGCGCA